GCCAAAGTTAATCCGTAAACAAGCCGAATGGAGATATGCGGCATTATCTGAGCCCTTTCTTTCTACCGATGATGTGTTTAATGTCAACCCAATTACTTGGGAAGATAAGAAGGCTGCGTATCAGAACCAGTTAGTTTTAGCCCACCAATTTAATACCCAGATTGATAAGACCCGCTTTATTGATGAGTATGTGCGTACAGGTGTAGATGAAGGCACCATCATTACTCGCGTGGGTTGGTGCTTTTACGAAGAAGAGTATGAGGAGCAAGTCCCGACAGTTGAGTTTAGGGTTAACCCTGAGATTGCTGAGCTTCACCAATACTTAGAAGAACTCCGTACCGAGTCCCCCAGCCAATATGACACGGATGTACCAGAGGAAATCAAGCAAGCGCATGATTTATCTATGGAACAGCAACAGCCTATTGAGGCTGTGGTCACTGGATACACCATAGAAAAGAGAATGCGTACGGTTAAGAACCATCCTACGCTAGAAGTGTGTGATTACCGCAACGTCTTTATTGATCCCACTTGTATGGGCAACATTGAGCGTGCTGGATTTGTGATTTATAGCTTTGAATCCAACCTTGCTGAGCTAAGAAAGGATGGAAAGTACAAGAATTTAGACAATATTAACGTCGCAAACTCCAGCGTCTTGGGTGAGCCCGATCATTCGAGCACTCTAGGCACACAGGACTTTAACTTCAGTGACCAACCACGTAAGAAATTCGTGGTGTATGAGTATTGGGGCTTTTGGGACATCGATGGCACGGGAATTGTGAAGCCATTTGTAGCCGCTTGGGTAGGAAACATCCTGATTCGACTAGAAGAGAACCCATATCCTGATAAACAAATTCCTTTTGTGGTGGTGCAGTATTTACCCGTGCGTCGAGGTGTATATGGCGAGCCCGATGGTGCGTTGCTCGAAGATAACCAGAAGATTGCGGGGGCCGTGACCCGAGGCATGATTGATTTGATGGGTAAATCAGCCAATGGTCAGTCAGGTATTCGAAAAGATGCGCTAGATCCTACCAATCGACGTAAGTTTGATAAGGGCTTGGATTACGAGTTCAACGTGAACATCGATCCAAGGCAAGGGATGTACATGCACGTATATCCTGAGATTCCACAGTCAGCGCAGTTCATGCTGCAGCTCCAAAATATGGAAGCTGAGTCAATCACAGGCGTGAAGTCCTATTCTCAAGGCGTATCGGGTGCCACTCTTGGAGATGTTTCAGCGGGCGTGCGTGGGGCTTTAGATGCAGCCTCCAAACGGGAGCTTGGGATTCTCAGGCGCTTGGCTCAAGGGATGGTTCAGATTGGTCGCAAGATCATCAGCATGAATGCTGAGTTCTTATCAGAGGAAGAAACCGTTCGAGTCACAAACGAGCAGTTTGTAAAGATTCGTAAGGATGATCTCCCAGGTAATTTTGATCTGACCCTGTCCATTAGCACAGCCGAAGAGGACAACAACAAGGCCGAGCAGTTGGCTTTTATGCTCCAAACCATGGGTAACAACATGGATCCAGATCTCTCCAAGATGATCCTGAGCGACATTGCCAAGCTTCGCAAAATGCCTGAATTGGCTAAGAAAATTGAAAAGTATCAACCTCAACCTGATCCTCTGGCACAAAAGAAAGCCGAATTAGAGGTTGCATTACTCGAAGCGCAGATTGCGGTGGAAGAGTCTAAGGCTCAGATGAACATGGCGAATGCCCAGCTCGATCAAGCTAAATCTGGGACAGAGGGTGCCAAGCAAGGGCATATCCAATCTGATACTGATCTGAAGAACTTGGAGTTTGTCGAGCAAGAGAAAGGTGTCACCCAAGAACGAGACTTACAACTTCACGGGGAGCAGGCTCGCAGCCAAGGCAAGCTAAAAATGATGGATCATCGGATGAAGCAGGAAAGTAAAGTGAATGATGTATTGGCTGAATACTTAAAGAATAGATAATATTCGATAGTTAAATACTATTATTTATTACTTATCAATTAATATAATGTATCATGTGTATAAATAAGCTTTCATTTAATTAATTAAATACTTAAATACAAAGGCTTTCATGTCGTTAGAAACGATACAAGAAATTGAATCGAGTATTAAAGAAGCCAAAATAATGGTGGAGAAAGGCAGGGCTCTAGAACGATTATTAGTTAATCAAGACTTTAAAAAGCTGATTACTGTTGGGTACTTAGAGACTGTTGCCGTTCAGCTAGTGTTATTAAAAGCTCAAGCAGATATGCAGACCGATGTATTACAAAGAGATATTAATAAAAAGATGGACTCAATTGGTTCATTGAATGAGTACTTCAAGGAAATTCGTCACCAATCATTATTAGCGGCAACGTCCATAATTAATAATGAAGAAACCCGTGATGAGATTATTGCAGAGGGACTTGCACAATGAGTGATTCAGTTAAAGATGAAGCAAAGTCTTATTTAAGTATGTCGGATGAGGATTTTTTAAAGCTCCCGATTCAAACGATGGAAGATTTTAGTGCTGTAGCAGACGAACCTGCCAATGATGATCAAGGACAAGAAGCACCGGACACCGAAGCCGTAGACGATACCGCTGAGGATGCCGAGGACGAGGCAGCAGAAGGCGCAGCCGATGCTGCTGACGAGGACGAAGGCGCAACAAGTGAGCCCCTTGAAGGGACGCCTGATGCTAAGCCTGAAGTAATTAAAGAAGTTGTTGCAGATGAAGATACTCAGGTTGAGGCTACACCTGAACTGAGTGCTGAAGTGGATTACAAGACCGAGTACGAGAAGGTGTTTGCACCCTTCAAAGCCAATGGTCGAGACATCACAGTGAAGTCTGCAGAAGATGCGGTTAGTCTCATGCAAATGGGAGCTAACTACAACAAAAAGATGGCGGCTTTAAAGCCAAACTTCAAATTGTTAAAGATGCTTGAGAAGCATGAGTTGCTAGACGAAGCCAAATTAAGTTATTTGATTGACTTGGATAAAAAGAATCCTGAAGCAATCAATAAGTTACTGAAGGACAGCGGTATAGATCCAATGGATTTAGACGCTGAAAAGGCAAGCGAGTACAAGCCGAAAACTTATACGGTTGATGAGCGTGAGTTGGAGTTGGATACGGTTTTGGGAGATCTTAAAGATTCCCCTTCGTACACCCGAACCCTCGAGGTCGTTGGCAATAAGTGGGATGGTGCTAGTCGCCAAGTGATTGCAGATACACCACAGTTGTTAAAGGTAATTAACGGACACATCACGAGTGGCGTCTACGACATTATCAACCAACAAGTGGAACAGGATCGCACATTTGGGCGCTTGGATGGTTTAACGGATATTGAAGCTTATCGGAAAGTTGGCGATTCAATTCAGGCTCGCGGAGGCTTTGACCACTTGGGAATGAACCAAGGGAAACAAACTCCAAAAGGCACGATTGTGACACCACCAAAACCTAAGGTCGATAGCGTTGAGCTGCGGGACAAGAAGCGGGCTGCAAGCTCCACTAAACCTGTTGCTGCTAAGTCTGAAGCCAAGGAATTTAATCCCTTGGCGATGTCGGATGAAGAGTTCAGCAAACAGGGAATTGACAAATTCCTTTAATCTTATAGGTGAATATCATGGCTGCACAACAATACAACGACCCAGTAGGCGGCACAGCCTCTACTGTTGGCTCACAGATCGAAGTCCATTCGTATCAAAAACAAGCGCTTATTGAACTGAAAAAAGAGCAATACTTCAGTCAATTGGCTGATGTGACCTCGATGCCTAAAAACATGGGCAAAAAGATCAAACGGTACCATTACCTTCCTATGCTTGATGATCGCAACATTAACGATCAAGGTTTGGATGCTGCAGGTGTGGTGATTGATCAGACAAAGTTCGAAGTCACTTTGCCGAATCTGGTCCAGACCTACGCTGTAGAAGCTGCTGCAACAGCTGCCGCTGCTGCTACGAATGCAATCTCGGCTGGCACGGCTGTTAAAACAGGCTCTGCTACACCTTGGACTGTGACAAACAACAAAGTGGCTTTGGGTTACACCACTAGCGCATTGGCTGCGACTTTGGTTGCTGCTGTTCCAGGTACTTTGCGAGCTCAGGGTTCAGGCTACTTGTACGGCTCCTCGAAAGACATCGGTACGATCTCAGGCAAGTTGCCTGTGCTCTCGGAAACGGGTGGTCGTGTGAACCGTGTAGGTTTCAAGCGTATCGAACTGGAAGGCTCAATCGAGAAGTTTGGTTTCTTCGATGAGTACACACAGGAATCGATGGACTTTGATACTGATGCAGAACTCATGATGCACATCAATCGTGAGATGCTCTTCGGTGCAAACGAAATCACAGAAGACTCACTGCAGATCGATTTGATCAACAGTGCTGGTGTCATCAAGTATGCAGGTGCGGCAACTACAAACGCAACTGTCA